GGTACTCGAACTCGACGTTCCCGCCGTTCTGCCTCAAATCGAGCGTGATGTACAGGTCCCGGCCGTACGGCTCGTCCACGCCGTTGATCGAGAAGGCGACCGAGCTGAAGACGGTGCGGACGCCTCCACCGTCGAAGATCTCCAGGCCCCAGGTGTCGACCCCGCCAGCCGGGAAAAGGGTCAACACGATCAACCAATAGGTACCGCCGGACATCTCCAGGCTGACGATCCGGGAAGCGCTCGCCGGCGCCGCCGGCACGTTGATCAGGAACTGGACGGACAGCACCGTCGCCGAGCTCGACTGCACAGCGGCCCGCAGCCCGGTGTCGGTGCCCAGCGTGAACCCGCCGGCGGTACCGGGTGCGGTCATCGCACCGAAGCTCGGTGTCGCGCCGTTGACGACCAGCGGGGCACCGCCCTCGACCGCGTTCGCGCACTGCGTCGCCCCTGAGGTGTCCTCACACGACCAGAAGTCGATCGGCCCGGCCGCCGCGGTGGCGCGGGTCATCACCGACGACAGCCGCTTGCTGCCCTGCTGCAACCGGCGGATCCGACCCGAGGCGGTGAACGGCACCCAGATGTCGGTGCCGGTGATGTCCCACTCGTTGGGCCAGTCCGGGACCTCGCCGGAGAACCGGATGTCCTGCACCACCAGGTCATCGAACTTCGTGGTCGGGGTGACGTTGGTGTTGCCGGTGGACAGGATCGACCGGCAGGCCACCGACCCGGCCGCGGCGATAGCCGCCCCGGCGGCGGTGGAGTCGTCGGCGTACGTCCAGATCTGCGCGTTCGGGCTGGCCACGTTCCATGCCCGCGCGACGTACTGGCCGCCGACCACGCTGAACTCCAGCCGAAACGAGTCGGTCGACCCATAGCTGAGCGTTTCGGCAGCCGTCCCGAGCACCGTGATCACGCCGGCAACCCGGGCTGCGATGACGATGCCCACCGCCCCTGCTGTGTCGAAGGTGAGGATCGCGAACAGGTAGTTGGACGCGTCGGCGCGGCGCAGCTCGAGGCTCATCTGGATGCTTGCGCCGGTGGCGACGACGCCGGGTTTGAGGGTGGCGCAGATGGTGCCATCGAGCAGCCCGGTCCCGGAGACCGGATTGAGGATGGTCTCGCGGATGACGTTCACGCTGGCGTTGCTGATATTGCCGGTACCGCCGGACACGCTGTAGTCGCCTGCGACGCCGCCGTTTGTGGTCCACACCTGGCCGCTGTCGGCGGTGCCCCACCCGTTGCTCGCCGTGCGTCCGTACGCGTCGTACGCGTACCGCTTCGAGTGGCGGATCTTGGTGTTGTGGCCGATCAGCCCGTAGTAGATGCCGGTCGGGTTCTGGTCGGAGAAGCTGCCGAGGCGGTTGTTGATCTGCCCGCCAAAAGTGGAGGTGGAGGCGCGGGTGGCGGTTTCGCTGCCCATGCCCCGCGTGATCGTCACCTTGCCCGAATTGTCCCGGACCAGGATCTTGTTGGAGATGTCCTGCCAGCCCGAATAGGTGGCGGTCGGATTGGTGCCGGTCACCCAGATCTCGGTCAGGTTGTCGACGGTGAAGCTCATGTGCCGGCCGCCGCGATCGCACCGGCGAACGCCGGGTCGGTCCGGAGCGCGGTCTCGATCATCTCCAGGAAGACGCGCATGATCGCCGAGTCGAAGCCGGGCGCCGGCCGCACCTCCAAGACCTGCCGGCCACCGGCCGGAGCGCCACCGCCGCCCAGCATGCGCCGGGAGTCCTCGTTGGAGTGCACCGTGGTACCGGCTGGCAGGTCGAGGAGTTCGAAGCCGTGCTCGCCGACCATGGTGAGGTTGGAGCGGGCACCACCGGTAGCGGCGCCGACCACACCGCCATGGGCGTTGCCACGGAAATACTGCGACGGTGGTGGCGAGCCACTGTTGGAATAGACGGTGCGGTGTACCTCCTCGACCGTCATGGTCGTTACCCGGCCGTCCAGGTGGTTGGCACGGCGGATGACGTCATCAAGACCCTCAATAGCGGCGGTCAAGCCTTTGATCGCGATGTCGGTGTTGACCTGGTCGGGGACGGCCATGTACTTGCCGATCAGGTCATGGATCTGATCGGAGGTGAAGTGCGCCTGTTGCATCTGCTTGATCAGGCTGCCGGTGTTGGCGTCGTAGGCCGCCGCCGCGTCTTCCGCAGACATACCAGCGGCGATGTTGGTGTCGTAGGTCTTGATGTTCGCCGCGACCACGGCCAGGATCGCCTCGCGGTTAGCCTGGCCTTTCGCCGTGTGGATATCCAACTGGCGGCCGTTGGTGGCGATCGACTCCGTCAGTTTGGTCTGCGCCTCGGCAAATCCGAGGGTGGCCTGATCCAGGTTCATGGTGGCGGTCAAGACCTTGTCGGTCATCGCGCCGGCCAGGGTGTCGGCGGTCTGGCTGGTGACCGTGATCGCCTGCGACAGTACTTTGAACTGGTCGGCCGTCAGCGCGGTTTCCTGGCCAACGCCCACCACCGAATCGCGTACGGCATTGAGCGCCTGCGTGCCCTGATCACCGATCGTGACAGTGGCGTCCTTAGTGGTCGTGATGGCCGCGGCCATCCGGTCGACCGCGCCGGAGAAATCGCCGGTGAACAGGTGCGCCAGCGCCTTGTCGGCGATGTAGACCCGCTCGCTGATCTCCAGGAACTTGCCGAGAACGATAATTGAGCCCTCAACGGTGTGAATGACGTCGAGAAGGGCTTCCTTGCCGCCGGCCGCGCCGGAGGATATGTCCTCCATAGCGGTCGAGATGGCGTCACCGATGGCCGGCAGTTCATCAGCCACCGCACGCAGCACATCACCGTGCTTGGCCATGGCGTCGATGCCGGGCACCAACCGGACCGCGAACTCACCGGCGTTTTCGGCCAGATCTCCCACCAACGGCGCGAGCAGCGCGAAGTCACGCCGCACGGCAGGTATGATCTGATCTAGCTTGTGCTGGAAGGTATCCGCAGCCTTGATCAGCTCACCCTCGAACGGCTTCGCCGCGTCGGTGAAATCGTCTTTAGCCTCTTTGCCCAGATTACGCCAGGCTGCCTGAACCTGGGTCGACTGGGCTGCGGCCAGAATCCCGCCGGCGATCACGCCGCCGGAGACGCCCGCGATGATCGCGCCAGACAGCGCAGGCGTCAACGCGGCTCCAGCGCCGACCGCGATCGTGATCAGTGAACCTCTGAGTTTAGATGGCAGATCGCCCAGAAAGCCGAACAGATCAAACTTCGAGTCGTTTTTCACGCCGGCCAGTTCCTTGCGGAAGCCCTCCAACTCTTTGCGGGCGGAGGTGAGCCGCTTGGCCTGCCGCAGGAAGTCGACGTCGCCGGTGCGCTCGAACTCGTCGTGCAGCACCCGGATACCGCGGCTCAGTTCCTCGATTCCGGCGTTCAGCCGGCGTACTCCGGCGTGGGCGTTGTCGGCCCCCGCCGCTGTGATCTTGCCGGCTTCCTCCCCTTTGCGGCCCATGACGGTCAGCTCGATACCGGCGGCCTTGGCGGCGGCCTGGAGGCGTTCCTCGTTGTTGCGCGCCTTCCTGAAGGCAGACTCGCTGTCGTCCTCTCCGCGAATCCGGATCTCGACCTCAGACGTCGTACTCACCTCCCTCCACAAGGCCATAGCCGGCGACATCGAGCAGGTACAGCAGTTCGGTGGACTCCTCCCGCAGGCTCGCCAGGGTGTAGCCGGGGAACCGTTGGAGAAGTCCGATCATCAGCTCCGCCTCGCTCAGTTCTCGGGGCTTGGTGACGACACTTCCATCGGCATCGACTGCTCCAGGGACTGCCCGCCAGCGGGCGATAGCCGTTCCAAAGGGGCCGGTATGCCACGATTCGCCTGGATCATGGCGCGGGTCATGGCCTGCACGAACGGCGTGTCCTGGCCGAGGAAGCCCTCCGGCGTAACCGGCACCGGTACGCCGTCTTCGTCCTCCAGGTCCCAGCCGATGACGCCTTCCATCACGACCTTCGTCAACTCGACCCTGGTCGATTCGTCCTTCAGGTCGGCGCCCGAGAGGTTCAGCAGGTCCGTGAACCGGCCGATGGTCAGCCTGCGTGCCCGGACAGTCAGGCCCTCCATCTCGGGGTCGTCGAAGACGAGCCGCAGGGTTGGCCGCTGATATCCCATATCCGTTATGCCCAGGTTGGTACGGTGCCATCGGCGAGTACGCCGGGCGCCGACCACGTGAGAGCGCCGGATGCGTCGCGCTTGAGCTGGTAGTCGGTGTACAGCAGCTCGCCGGCGAGGGTCTTGCTGGCGATGACCAGCGTCGTGGTGCGGTTCACGCTCGTGGACGGGACGGTCTTGAACACGTCGTGCGCGCTCGGCGACGTAGCGAAGTTCGCGACGCCGTTCAGCGTGACCTGCATGTCCGCGAGCAGCAGCAGCCGCTCGTAGGCGGACTTGTCGATGCCGGTGACGTCCTGCACGCCGCGGGGCGTGCTGAACTGAAGGTCGGTGACGTCGTTCTTGATCGCCTCGGGGTTGCCCGCCGAATCGTCAACAGAGCAGGTTGTCCAGCCGAGACCGGTCTGCTTGGCCATGGTTTATCCCTTCTCGATGGCCGCTGTGAGGCGGTCCTGGTGTTCGGCGAAGTCCTCGACCCAGAACTCCGGCCGGGTGTGCCGGCGCAGCAGTTGCATGCCGCGCCAGTCACCGCGGTGGATGGTGAGGATCGGTTCCCGCTCAAGTGGCGCCCGGTGGTCGGCTGCGCGGAAACACGTCTGGCCGGGCGCGAACGTGAACACGGTCAACCCGTCGCCCAACTCGCCCTCCCGCGACTCCAGGAAGGCCCTGCCGCTCGAACGGCGGATGTAGCGGGCCTGCTCCGCCCCCAGCTCGGTTCGTTCGTCCACGGCCACTCTGAAGCCGTTTTCGTACGCCTCGCAGCGGACCTCGGCACACGACGCCGGACGGAAGTGGGTCACGGCCGGGGCCTGCAACCGGTACGTCTGGTACGCGCCGGCCGCCAGCGCCGGGGCGATGCGTTGGCCCTGCGGCGTGAAAATCGTCTGCCCATGCATCAGAACGCCACCGTCACGTTGTTTTTGTTGACCCCGACGGCGAACGTGACCGAGGTGAACCCGCCGCTGGTCGTGGTCGCGATCCGCAGGTAGCGGCGGACGGTCGCCGCAGCGCCGAGCTGGAGGCGCTGCGACTGCGGCGCGGTGGTGACGGCGGTGAACGCCCCGCCGGTCACGTCGGTGAAGCTGGAGTTGTCGGCCGAATCCTGGAGCTTGATCGTCACGTCGGTGCCGGTGAACGCGAACACCTGGAGATACAACTGGGCACCGAACGACGCGGAGGCGGCGGTATCCAGCGAGGCCCCGTTGGTGGCGACCGTGTCGACCCGCTTCCCAGCGGTCAGCAACTGCGCCCACTCCAGGCCGTACGCGTTGGACTGGGCCTCCACGTCGAGGGTGAACGCCCCGTCGTTCGCGCGCTTGCCGTCGTAGCCGATCTGCTTGCCGATCAGGCAGGCAGCCGGGGAGCCGATCGTCGACCCGAGCCCGGTCATCGCCGCCCGGTCCGCGGTCGGCAGCGTGGAGAGCACCGGGTGGGCCTGGCTGGCGGCCGGGTTGAACCACGCCGTGAACCCGAAGCCGCCGTCCCGCAACCCGCCGGCCCGCTCGTACCCGCCCTTGTCGATGCCGGTGAGCTCCAGCGGCTTGGGTCCGCCGTTGATGTGGCCGATGGAACCGATGTCGCCGGAGAGGTCGTAGCCGTCGACCCAGCAGAACATGCCCAGCCCGGTAGTTTTGCTCATGGGGACTGACTCCAGAGGTCATCGATCACGCACGGGATGGAGATCGTGTACACGCGATACACGGTCTGGTCTTGCTGGAGGTAGCCGGCGGGCGCCCTCAGACCTGCGCTGTACGCCCCGAGCAGGTCAACCGCGGTCACGAGCCCGTCGAGCGTGAAATCGGCCGTCAGGCGGCCCATGAGGGCGCCGCACGCCTCGGACAGATTCGGGTCGATCGCGTCGGGCGGTTCCATCACGATCGGCGAGTACAGCCGCAGGTTCAGCGTCACCAGCGCGCTCGTGACGGCGAGACCGGAGCGGAGCGCGATCGGCTCGACGCCGTTCAGCCACGCCGCCGCAGTAAGCCCGTTGCCCGGCTTCCGCTTGGGCTCGTAGCCCATAACCGAGTCGAAACAGCCGGTCGCCAGCGCGTGCGACAGCACGGCGTCGACCAGGGCCTGGACGTTCTCCCGGGACAGGCTGTCGATCATCCGATCTCCCTGATCCGGCGCTCGATCGCCCGCTCCATGATCTCCGGCGCGAGCCGCTCGACCTCCTGGTGCGCGCGGCGCAGCGAGGCGTAGCCCTTGAACCGAGTCGTCTGGTTACGAGAGCCGACGCCCTCCAGCCACGGCCCGTAGATGACGTTGTCGTCCCAGACCCGCTCTTCGAAGTAGCCGATCTCGTCGATGGTGACCTTGGTGGTGTAGTACGGGGTCTGGTGGCGGATACTGCTGTCGAGGTTGGCCAGCCATTCGGTCTTGGCGTGTCGGGCGACCTCCTGGACGCCTTCGTGGATGGCGCGGGCGCGGGCCAGCCTGCTGGTGCCGTCGAAGATCGGCCCCCGGGCGTGGACGGTGATCTCATAGCCCATCAGACGGCCCTCATCCGCATCTGCCCGGCCCGGCCGTGCTGGGCTTTGGCCAGCTTGGCAAGCCGATCGATCGTGGCACCGGACATCACGCGCTGGTGGTCCCCACTGCCGGCCATCCGTGCCCAGCCGGTCGGGTCCTGCTCGATGATGTTGAGCGCTTCGGCCAGGCAGTACGAGGTGACCAGCGCGGGTGGCACCCACCGTGTGATCGCGCTGCCGTTGTTGTGCGCGGCCGGGTCGGTGCCGAGTACGCCCCGGGTGACGGTCAGCGTGCGGTAGGCGTAGACCGCCGTGGTGGCGATGTGGGCGGCGATGACGGAACCGTTGACCGCCCGCTCGACGATCAGGGTGTTACCGGCGATGTCGGCGATCCGCATCCGCTCGGAGTCGATGACAATCTGCTCGTCCACGGTGAACGCGGCGCCGCTGGACACGGGGAGCGCGGTGGTGCCGCGCTGGTTGTCGATGCCGCCGGTGGCGACGGTCTGACCGGTGTCGAGCAGCTGCTTGCCGGTGACGACCATGCGTTCGTTGTCGACCCGGATCAGGTCCCCGACGCCGACCGAGGCCGAGTCGGAGACGTCCACGCCGGTCTCGGTGTCGTCGAGGGCCTCGGCGATGGTGCCGGCGCTGGCAGAGTCATCGGTGTACCCGAACAGGCCGGTCGCGGCGATCGCACGCTGGTCGGTCAGCGGGCCGGATTCGAAGGATGCGTCGGAGCCGAGGTTGATTTCGATGCGGTCGTAGGGCGGCCCGTCGTTGGCCGGCTCCAGCAGGTAGTCGCCGGTGGCGATGGTGATGCCGCCGGAGACCAGCGTGTCGACGGAGATGAGTTCGTGCTGGTCGAGCCACAGCCGCCAGGTGGAGATGCGGCCGGGGACGGGCCACGGCCAGTACCGGGTGGCCTGGACGGGCCAGAAGTCCCGCTTCAGTTGGCCGCGGACGATGTCGGTGGCGGAGGCCAGGGCGCGGTCGACGCGGATGCGCGTTCTGGCGGACTCCGTGAAGTCGAGGGCGTTCATCGCCTGTTCACGGGTCGCGTACCAGGGGGTACCCGTCATCGTCTCCGGCCCTTGCTCTCGCGTTCTGGAGCCAGCCAGTGAGAGCCGTTGCCGGGTCCTGGCGGGTCGATCTACCCGGGATGATAGCCGGCTAACAACCCCAGTGGTGGGAACGGCTCACCGGGCAGCTATCCAGCCAGTTGGAAGTCGCCGGCCGGGCAGAACAGCCGCACCCCCGACCCCTCCGGCCCGGACTTCAGTACGAGCCCGCAGTTCGGGCAGGCGACCGGGTTGGCCAGTCGCTCCGCTGACCAGCGGGCGTCCTCGTCCTGTTGCTGGAAGATCGACAGCAACTTGTACCAGCCCGCGCCGGGGTTGGTCGGAGTAGCCGAGCCGGAGGTGGTGCCGGTGATCCGGGCGACCAGGCCGCCCAGCGACGCGGCCAGGCTGGCGTTGACCCGCCGCTTGCCGGTGATCGCGGCGGTGAGCCCACCCAGCGACGCGTTGAGGGTGCCCTGCACGGTCGTGCCGCCGGATGCCGCGAAGACGACATCGACGTGATAGCCGGTCGCGTTGAATCCGTTCGTCGGCCACGTGGGCGACGCACCCGCCGCGAACCGGCCGTTGTGCCGTGTCGTCACGGCGTCGTCTGCTGGGCCGGTCAGGTTTCCGCTGACGACATTCGAGTCAAAGAAATGCGCGGATGCCACATACCGGTCAGGAGTGAAGACCTCGGCCACGACCTCATCACCGGCCGCGACAGAGACCGGCGTGAAACTCTCGGTGACGTACGTACCAGCCACCGGGGCCGAGAATGTGCCGCTCCCCAGACTGCTACCGGGGGTCGCGTCGTCGGCCGGGTTGTATCTGACAACGAACCACTGCACGGTGCCGGACGGCAGAATGTCGGGGAACCGCCAGCGCACGCCGGTGATCGTGCCGGCCACGGCGAACCGGATGCGGGTACCGAGGGTCAGGCCGGTGTCGGTGAAGTTGCCGGCCGGGGCGGTGTTGCCGAACAGGTTCTCCGACACGGGGTACCCCCGGCCTAAGCCGCGAGCGTGAAGCTGCTGGTAAACGCTCCGGTGCTCGCGACGACGAAGTCGTCGCCGATCTGGAGCGCGTTGGCGGTGACCAGGCCGGACAGCACGAACGTGCCGCCGGAGCTGAGCGTCCAGACGCTGAAGTGGGTCCAGTCCTCAGCGCCGGCCACGCTGCTCCAGGTGACGGTGGTGGTGTTGGCGATCGCGCCGCCGTTCGCGGCGTTGCCGAAAGTGGCCTGCTTGCGGGTGGTCTCAACCGCGACGTTACTGGTGCCGGCAGCGCCCGGGTCACCGATGTGCGGCTTGATCCAGACCGCGGCGATCGAGAACGACACGCCGCGGAAGATCGCGTCGAGGATGCCGTTCGCGGTCGCCGCGGCCAGACCAACACTCATGGCCGAGCCAGTCGGGTCAGCCGATGCTCAGCTTGGCGCAAGATGTCCACGACACCCCCGCGCAGGCGCCGGATCGTCAGCCCACCACCGGTGTCACTGCTTCTCACGGCTGCGCCTGGACCTTCTTTTCCAGGTCGCGGGTCAGGCCGACACGGGCCTTGTCGCCGCGTTCCTGCTCGGCGGCCAGCGCGGCGGTCGCCCGGTCAGCTTCGGTGTCGCCAGTTTCGCCGGTGGCGCGGGCGACCCAGGCGACCACGTCAACCGCCGTGCCCTCGGCGGGGTAGACGTCACCCTCGGCCGGCGTCTCCGACGCCTCCACGTCGCTCTCAGCCGGCTCGGCGGGCGTAGCCTGCTGCGCCAGCCACTCGGCCTGCACCCGCTCGTCTTCGCGGGTCCAGTCCGCCGTGCCGTGACGGCGCATCGTCGCCTCGTACTGCTGCTCGGTGATCGCGTTCACACCGTTCTTTGCCATGCTCTCGTCTCCTCCCTGCTCTGCGGGGCCGGGTCCCGGCAGGCCATCGCCCGCCCTGCCGGGACCCTTCACACCCCCACGGTGTGGATCAGGCCGCCACCACGGTGGCGCCGGTCGCAATCGGCACGTACGTCAGGTACCAGGTGATACCGCCGTCCGCGCCGGTCGCCGTGACCTGCTCGATCGTCCCCGCCGCAACGGCGATGCCGTGCGCCGCGCCCAGGTAGTCGGTCGACACCTTGGCGATCGGGTACAGCGGCACCGCCCCGATCCCGGAGACGATCGCCCCGGTCGGCGCCCCGCTGATGGACAGCAGGTTTCCGGCGAGGGTGTCCGTCGTGCCGATGTCCGTCGCGGCGCACAGGTCCTGCGTCGTTCCGGTGGTCGGGTTCGCCTGGAGCTTGACCGTGTTCGCGACCGTGATCGACGTGGTGACCAGCCCGACGATGCTCGTGATGAGTACCAGGTCGGAGATGGTGAACAGGGTCTTCGTCTCGACGACCAACGGGGTGTACGCCTTGTTGACCTGCACGCCGAGCACGCCGAGACGCGAGCCGGCAGCAACTGACGAGTCTGAAACGCCCATGTCGCCCCCGTCCTATGCGTTCGCCGCGCCGGGCCGGAGCAGGTTCGGCAGGTTCGCCGGAGCCCGCTGGCTCGCGAGGTCGTGGAGGATGTACACCGCCGCCGCCAGCTGCGCCCCAGCGGAACCGGTGTCAGCCAGGTTCAGGCTGATCCACGCGTAGCCGTCGGAGAGCTGGTCTGCGCCGACCGGGATCACGAGCAGCTGCTGTGACTCGGCCGAAGTGCCGGCGCCGCCCGGGTCGGTCAGCGTCTGGCTGGCCGTCTGGGTGAGCTTCGACCAGGACTCGTCGTTGTCCAGCACTGCCTCATTCTTGAGGTAGTAGTGGTCGATCTTGACCAGGTTGCTGCTGGTGCCGCCGGTGTACGCGGTGTGCTGCTGGAGCGTGTACACCGGGTCGTCGTTGGCGGTACCGGCCGCCTTGATGACGAGGATCGTGCAGGCGGCGGCGCCGCCCATGAAGATCCGCTTGCCGGTGATGGCGCCAGACTGGGTATCGACGGGGGCGAAGCAGAGGCCGATGTCGTACAGCCGGCCGAGCGCTTCCATGTTCATGTCTGTTTTGTCCTCTCCGGCCAGGGTCCTTGGGCTGGCCAGGTACGCCCTACTCCGGCTCTGCGCCGGTGCGGGCTAGAGACGTCCGGCCGCGCGAGCCGCAGCCGGTCAAACCTTCCTGCGCGTCCGCGATCTGGGCGGCGAGGTCGCCGGCCATGGAGCGGGCGAGTCCGGCCACCGACTGCACGCGGACCGCGCGGGCGCGGCGCACCTGGAGGCAGATGACCGAGCCGCAGTCCGGGCAGGCTTCCCCAGCCCCGGAGACGGTCGAGGGGTTGACCGTCTCCGGCGGCTGCTGCCCGGACTGCGGTGCCTTGCGACCAGCCACGATCAGGCGGCCAGCGTCACGAACGGCGACAGCGTCGCGCTGTTGTTGTGCGGGGTGAGCGGCGCGTCCAGCCACGGCCGGCCGTCGTTG